TTTTTGTACTTAATATACATTCCAGCTTTACAAGTTCCAATTGGCACAAATAAGTGCCTTTGTAATGCCTTTAATTTAGTATCTTGAACTCTATTCTGGATGATTGCTTTCATTGGAGTACATACTGATAAATCATAATTACATAATTCTACATCTACAGCAATGCTGCTTTCCAATGCTTCTGCAAATCCTTCTTCTGCAAAATCGTCTAATGCATCATTTTCATAACCACTTAATTGACTGTGGGGGCTTTTCAATAAATACCATTCTTGTGCCACATTAATCACCTATCCTTATACATAAGCGGTAGGCAATTGATTTGAAATCATTTCCGAAGATTTTTCGCTATCATAATTCAATTCTTCTCTTGCGGCAGTTTTAGAGCCATTATTTCCGTCTATGCTAATATCTTTTCCAACAATAGATACACGTTTATTAACTTTTGAAACTTCTCGTTCTTGATATGATTGCTTCATAAAAGCACCAAGCGTATCAATAATATATCTATCAAGTTTTTGGTCAAAAGAAAGTGTATCTGTATCAAAATTAAGTGGGTCTAGTTCAACGGAATATCTTCCAATTGCTTTTAATAACCATTCTAATTCGAGTTCTTCTGGGATAATACTTTTATCTTGAAAAGAAGCTTCAAAACTTTTAAACACGTCTTGTGCTACTGTATTACCCATAAAAACACCGCCTTAATTACTGAACTTTATATCCAGTGTATTCTTCAATAAAACGAATTTTTGAATAATCATTTAGCTTTAATCTTTTAATTGCTTCAATTACAGCAAACTTTTCAGCTCTTGTATAAATATCTTCTGTAAAACGCTTTTTAAATGCTTCTAATGATTTAATTTCAAATAATTCGCTAACCTTAGAATCGGAAAATACATTTTGTGTAGTATTTTCGTTTTCAAATTCTACTTCTATTCTTGTAGCCTTATCGTCTATATATAATGTAGCGTGGCTACCAACACCATCAACACCAGTAAATAACTTGTTGCCACTTTGAACTTGTCCAATTATCTCATTTCTTGATAATCTAACACTTCCATTTGGAGCAATATTTACGTCACCGATACCTTCAACCTTTCTTGCAAAACCAGTATTCCATCCGGCAATACTTTTTACAGTTACTTTTGCATCAAGATTTAATTCTTCATGAATTTCAGGTGTTGTATAATCTTCTGACTTTTTTGCAGACTTTTGTACTTTTGTTTCTGCCATTTTTTCAATACCTCATTTCAACTATTTTTAATGATTTCAACTAAAATCGTGTTTTACTTTGTTATACGATTCAATTATTTTATCTAACCTTGCGGATTTCTTAAAAACCCAATATCTCTTGCTACTTAAAGTGTTTATTTTTGAAGCATAACACTTTTCGCCAAAGGCTGAAATATAGTGGAATAATTTTAATGAATAACAATAAAAATTATCTTTGTTTTCCATTTTAAATCACCTAATATTAAAAAAGTAGGGTATAGATAACTCTACACCCTACATTTCAATATAACAAAAATTATTCGCTTAATCCACCAACATTGGTATCATAAATTGTACCAATCTTGTATTCCTGTCCTTTAGCAACGTCAACGCCGATTTCAAGGTCGAAACGTGTTTCAATCTTACCATTCTTAACGTTGTTTCCAGTGAATGATGTTAAACCACCACGTGAATATGTAGCAATAGGAGACTGTGCGCCGGCAGGGATGATGAAACCAAGACCAGCAGGAAGCAATGTCTTAAAGTTTGAACCATCTTCTGTCAAATTATATAAATCATATGGATTTGGCATTTCTGAAAGAATAGCACCATTGTACATAGAAAGAGAACCATTCTGTGCAATTTCATTCATAGCCTTTTCTGAAATACCTGTAATTGTATTAGTGTTGATTGAACCAACATAACCAGCCCAAGGTGTGAACTGTGAAATTAAAGCATAATCAGCAACAACTGTAGGTTTACCAAAACGTCTAATCTGTGTAAGAGCGTTATCCATAGCTGTCTTTGTTAAACCAGCTTCTTCAACCATGTACTTAACACCTGTTGCAGCTTCGATTGCCTTATAAACACGATTAACAACTGCAAGTAAAGCACGGTTGCGAATATCAGTTTTAACCTGATTCATTCCCTCGTTTTCCTTAGACATATCACCAAGTGCAACTCTACGATAATCTACAGCATAACCACCAGATACAGTGAATGTAGAAACCGGATAAGTTTCTTTAGTGATAACAGGGAATACAACGTCACCGTTTGCAGCCTGTTCACGTGAACGTTCACCGCTGTGTGTGTAAATTTCACGTTCAATTGTTTCATCATAACCTACAGGAGTATATGTACCGAAAATACCAAGTAATTTCATTTCCTGCATAACAGGTGTTTCGATTACGAAACGTCTCAATGTGTTAAGTTCTGCTACAGCATTGAAATCGCCATTTTCTGCACGAACACCTAAGTCTTTAATATAATTTACTGCTTTATCAGCCTTTGCTCCGAATTTTGAAAGTTCTTCACCATTTACCATAGCAGAGAAAATTTCAACAACAGGAGACTGCTTCGAGAACTTGCCACTGAAAACATCAGCATCTTTACGCAAGTTATTTAATTCATATGTAGTATTCATTATAGTTTAGCCTTCCTTTCCTTAAAATTACGCTACAACGACTTTAACCTTAATTGCTGCTTCTGTAAGAGTAACTTTATCAGTAACAACGAAATGTACACCAGCAGCTTCTCCAGCTTTTAAAGTTCCATCTTCTGCAACAACTAAAACGTCATCTTTGTTGAGTGCAGCAACTCCGCCTGTAACGTGTTTACCGTCAACAACTAACTTCTGACCTTCCCATGCTTTTACAAGATAACCATTAAGGTATTCTCCAGCAGGAATTGTAATATTTTCTCTATAAGAGTCATCGCCAACAATAGTATTAGAAACTAAGTAAACATCGCCTTCGTCTGTGATGAAACTATAGTTAGCAACGTCTTTGTCTGATTTTAAAACCGGATTAATCTTTGCGACATCCAACATTCCAAGTGTTTCAACTTTAATCATTTAAAATATCCTCCTTTTAAAATTAAAAAATATTTGTATCTTCTGTTGCAGGAACGGCAGTACCTACTTCACTGAAAATATCTTCAATATTAGATTTTGCCGAATTCTGTTCAGCAATTACTTGTGTTTCTGCTTCTTTTGCTTTCTTACCAATACCTTCCCAAATCTTATTTACAACAGAATTGATTTCAGATGTAATAGGTTCAGCATTAAAAGCATCAATTTCAGCTTGTGCATAAGCCTTTTCTTCATCAGAGAAAGATGCAATGGCAGAGTTAAGTTCATTTACTCTTTCAGCAGCTTTAGCCTTGCCAAGTTCCTCTCTAAGTTCTTCAAGTTCAGCATATAAGCCATCTAATTTTGCATATGTTTCTGAAAGTTCTTTCTGTGCTGCATCAAGAGCTTCCTGAATTTTTGCTGAATTAGCAATAGCTTCGTCTTTTTCGGCTGTAACAGTTGCTACCAACTCATTAGCTTCCGAAACCTTTGCATTAGCTTCTGCGATTTTTGTTTCGCATTCTTCTTTGCATTTATTAATTTCCACTGTATGAGTAGACATTTCACTTACAGCCTGTGTAACAATAGATTTTACTTCCATATCTGTCATTTCGTGTAGTTCCTCCTTACTATTTAGTTCCAAAATTTTTGCGGTTTGGTCTGCGGGTCTTATACCCAAAAGAGCGTAACCAGAATGTTCAAAAACTGTTGGAATTCTGCCTTTATCTTTATAGCCATATTTGTATATGATGCCATCATTATCATCTGTTTTTAATATTTCAACACTTCCATTAGGAGCATCACCGTTGGCTAAATCTTCTTCTAACTTTTTAACAAAGTTGTTGTAACAAAGGGCATCAATTTCACCTTCACCTATGCAGACTTTTTTTGTACCTTTTTCAGTTTCAATATCTTGAATATATCCTTTAGAAAAAGTTCCAATAACAACAGCGTTTTCAAATATAGGCAAACCATCTATAATTTCGGTTTCCCCATGTCCGCATAATTCAGTTCTTTCTTCGTCAAGAAATTCACATCTTAAACTCATGCCTTTGATACTAGGCAGTGCTTTTTCACAGTATTCTTGAATCCATGTGATTCCGTTCTCATTGAATTCAGTTCCCACTTCGTTTACTTCGTCAATGCACGAATCCGGAAAAATTTCGTACAAAATAGCCTTGAATTTCCTTCTGCCGTTTTTAGTCTTTCGACTTGAAATTTCAAACGTTTTCATACTTATTCACCGCCTTTCGTGGACTTTGTATATATAAAAAGAGAGTTATCAAAAGACAACTCTCCATTTACCATAAATTTATTTGTTATCACTTGGGCTTGGTAATGCGTTACCATTATTAGCCTTTGATTTTATTGTGTTTTCAGTTGGCTCGTCCGTTTCCGGTCTGCCAGGTTTAGCATCATCACTTGATAAGGTATATGATGTTTGATGAGGTTGGTATTTGTCATAAATGCCATCAGCTATTTCCTGGTCTAACAATGCAAAGAATACTTCTGGAGCTATGCCACAAGCAGCACTCCACAGTGATAAACTACCACAGCCTTGTAAATATAATTCTTTTGCATAATTAACCATTTTTGTCTTATTAACATGAGTGATAGGCAAATATTTGCATTCCACCCAATTTGTGTTATCTTTGATAACATTAGCTGAAATACATTTATTTAATTCTGTTTCTATTTGTTCTATCCATTGAAAAATTTGCGCACTTATCAACTCTAAGTTGCTTTCTTGGCTAGCATATGTTCCACTACCAACACCATTTAACAAAGAACCAGCAACGCCTAAACCTAGTGCAATTTTATCATTAAGATTTGATTCGTATTTATCATCAAATATATCTGTATTACTTGCATCAATTGAACTTATTTTTGTACCGGCGGCAACAGAGAAAAATGAAATTCCGCCTCTATTGTTTTTGTTCATTACTGCACCTTTAACGGCATTGTGTTGATTTTGTTGCTGTGCTTTTGTTAAAGCAGAAGTACCCTTATCTTTTCCTTCAGGAAAAGTCTGATAAACAATTCGATTATTAATTTCATCTAATATATTTCTTTTAGTTGATGTAAAATAATCTCCATATAAAATATCATTTATTGCAGCAAGAACCAATGGGCGTCCCCATTTTTCATCACGTTTACTTCTCACTTTATGTACAATTGTTTTTGTATTATCTAGCACAACCCAATTTCCATTTGAATTATCTTTATTATGGTATGCGTCTCTAATTTCTTTAGGATATTTACGTAATTTTTTTTCAACATCTTCACCATTTGCATCTGTAAAATAATCTAAATTAAACGCTATAACATATGATGAATTTTTCATTCCAACTATTCTTGTATAATCAACTGGCAGAGATATTACACTTGCATTGATGCCTAGTTCATTAATTTCTACAATTGTATTAACATCATAGTCTGTCATAGTTTTCTTATTAGATAAAGGTCTTGAAGTTGTTTCAAAATAATAAAACGCAATACCCTCTACCATACCTCTAAAGAGAGCATCACGCACAATTTCCTTATCTTTTATTAAATGCAATACGGATTCCATAAGATTTTTATTCTTTTTCTTTTTACTTGCATTTTTACCATGTGGAACAATAACTTTATCAAGTGTTGGCATAGCTGCCATGTAGTCAACTGTATTTGTATATGTTCCATTTGTTCCGTATAGTGTAAGAGATAATTTCCTTAATATATCATTACAATTGATTGGGTCTTTTACTAATTCAGCTAATTGTTCCGGCGAATATATATCGAATATATCTAAGCCAAAATAATAATTTGATAAAGCTTGTGAACTGTTTAAAGAACAAAACTCATTTGTTGTATTCTCTGCAACATTATTTACTTCCACTACCGGATTTTTAGGAGGACGCCCTCTCTTTTTAGGAGTAGTGGGAGCAGAAGTTTTTTCTGACATAATCATCCTCCTTTCTAATTTATAAATACAGTAAATTCATAATCATCATTTACGGAAACTAAATCTTTTTCAAGAGCGGATGCAAACCATGAACCATAAGAAATAGAAGTATATCTATCCTTACGATTATTACCTTGTTCTTTAATAATAACAATTCCAGTTTGCTCTTTTTTCTCATACATTAAACTTGTTGTTTCACTTATGAATGCTTGTGTTTCCAAAAATGGTGATTCAAAGAAATTTTGAATATCTGCATCTGGTGAATTAATGTAATCTTTATAATTTGGTAAAACTTCTTCACTTGCAGTTTCAAAACTTACAAGTAAATCAATTTGCTGTTCGTTTAATACACGTCTAAAATCCATAGCAATATCACTATTTAATTTCTGTGTTGCATTAATGACAAAAATACACGGATTAGCTCCTTCGATTTTAATTCTGTTTGCAACCGAATCATCGTTCATGCAGGATAGGGGAGTGTACTCTATATCTCTTTCATCATCATACATAATTCTTGCCAACATATCATAAATTGCAATACCAGCATTACGTAAGTCTAATACTATATAATCTGCACCAAAATCTTCATATAATTGACGAATTCTTAATGCTTGCTTTCCAGTATCTCCACCTTGAACTGATTCAAGATATGATACAATTCTACGATAACCATTATCAATTTTTACATCTGCTGATGATTCACGATTATATGTAGTACAATCTGGCAACAATCTTATACAACTGAATATAGAGTTATCGTTTTTCTTATTTTCAACGAAAGCCATATCACAAGAAACTATTCGGATTTCACCATTTTGCTTTAAAATGTCATATGGATTTTTTCTGTTACTTTTAACATCAAATGATGACCTTGGATAAAAAGGTCTTTTGATTTTTTGATTTTGTTGTAACATACTATATGTAAAGAATGCGTGTTCATTTTCCTTAACACGTTCATTTAAAAACTCAATTCTCCACGTTAAGGGGTCTTGTTTTTTCTTCTCGGTCTGGAAATAACGCATTGATTTTATGTTGTGTTTTAATGCGATAGATTCGTCAAATGCTAATAAACAAGATGCTTTATTGTTCATCATATCATCATAAGCTTGGTCAACAATATCCCACATCCAATGTCCATTATCAAGCCAGCTAGAACTTATATAAATATCAACAGTTTCTTCTTGCAAATCTTTATTATTTGCATAAAACTCATCTTTCATATAAGGTGTTTGTCTAATAATCTGGAAAGGAGAAAGAATACTGTCATCAACACTTTTTTTGATTTGTCTAAATTCTTCTCTTACAATAACATTTGAACGATAACCACGACCATTTTCACTTGCAGGAACAACGGTTATGGTGCTATGATTTCTAAAATATACAATTACTTCATTTTGGTTATCTTTTACTCTTAATATCTCTTTTCTTAATACCGGAGATAAATTCATTAATTCTTTTTGAATTTTTTCAGATACAAGAAGTTTCGATTGTCCTTTTGTTGAAGAAGAAAGGACTATTAATGAGTTTGGATATAAAATACATCGGCAACAAGCATATAAAGCTATAACAAATGATTTTGCAGATGCACGACTGGCAATAACAACAATGAATTGATTTACACCCATTAAAAATAACATTATAATTTGATATAGATGTAATTTAATTCCTAAATAATCCATTGCAAATCTATGTAAATTTCTTCTAAAAAACGTTACCCATTGTATGAAATGGTCTAAATTTTTTTCATTTCCGAGAAATGTATTTGAAGCAAATTTTTTATATAATTCACTTTGGCGTTCATCTGCATTGCGGTTTTTATAATGCTTATGACTTATATCATTCTTCATCGTCATACTCATTACTATCACCTTCATCTTTTACAAAGAATTCATAATCTCTATCCTTTGTACCATGCATTAAATTCCGTAATGGTCTTAATAAAAATCTATCTAAATATTCGCCTAAATCATCGTGGTCTTTATACAACTGTTTGTTTTTATAGTATTCTGCCGGAGTATATTTTTCAATTGTTTCAGCATTTACTCCAATTGTAAATTCCTCATCAATATTAGCTTCACGAACAGTTTTTAATCCAGCTGTTGTAAATGATTTTCTATAAGTTTCTGTAAGCTTATTATAATCATCAACTCGTCCTTCTCGCACAGCTTTCATTTGCTGCATCTTTGTATAACATAAATCTGTAATGAATATTTCAGCATTACTATCACATTGTGGATTGGCACTCTTTAAGAATTTATAATGAGAATTTAAAACATCATAGTCTATAGCTGATAATCCGCCGCCCCAAGTATCAATATCTTTTGGGTCAATTTGAGGTTCATCACTATCCTCATCAGTTTCTTTAAGTGGAGTAGTTTTTTCTCCTGTAAAAAAGAAGCCTTCTTCTAAAGACGTATCGAAAGTACGTCCTTTATACTGTGCCATGTTTAATTTCTTTATATAATTTCCGACTATAGCATTGTCATTGCCATTATCACATGAATTAAAAATAGACTCATTATAATATAAATCATAAGCCATACATATACGTTGCATAGCCTTTTTTGTACTGTGATATTCAAGTGCATATTCGTTGAATTTTCTATTCAAACACTTTTTACATATAGGCAAATGATTTGTTCTAGCATAGAAACTACTATAACTTTTATAAAATTCTGATAATGAATCGAAAGGTTCATCACATTGGCAGCAATTATACCTTAATGCATTATCAGTTGAATTGCTCTTAGGCATAAGCTACCTTCTTTCTCAACTAATATTATAATATCAACTATTGGCGGAGAGCCTGGGACTCGAACCCAGAAACCGTTTCCGATTCGGCAGTTTTCAAGACTGCTGCCTTACCAATTAGGCTAACTCTCCATACAGACCGCAAGACCGAAGTTCATTGCAGTACAAATTGTGGTTGCGGGAATGGGACTCGAACCCATGACATCAAGCTTATGAGGCTTGCGAGCTAACCATCTGCTCTATCCCGCAATATAAAACCCTCTCCTTGCTAACAAATAGAAAGAGAGGGGGAATAATTTATTCAAATAAATATTTTAATATATCATTAACATTAAAAGCTATTCCAATAGGCTCGTTATTGTCATCAGTTACAATTTTTGCATTGTCAAAAATAACATCTAATAATTCACAATCATCTTCACAAGAACATTCCTCTAACTGTGTTTCACCTATATAAATTTCTCTGCATTTGCTACGTGGAATATCCTTTATGATTGTTGAACTTGCATTTCCATCAATCAACATAATATCCGGTTCAGCAGATAAATAACCTTTAACATTCCAAGCTGGCTCAACATCTAAAACTAAATCTTCACTAAGAGTAACATAATATTCTTTAGAATAACCGTTATATTCCATTTGAGCCACATCAATACCGCCAATTTCAATATCTTCATAAGACATTAAATCTCTCATAAGTCCAATAGTATCTTCTAAGAATAAAGTGGCAGTTATATTACAACCATCATTAGCTTTTTCATACATATATTTGCCAATTTCGGTATAATTATTAAAAAATAATATCTCCATTTAACATCTTCCTTACTTTTCGTTAATTGCATCTTTAATAGCTTTACTTACTTTGCATTTAACCGATTTTACAGCAGGAAATGTAACAACTTCTCCGGACTTTGGATTTCTCCCACTACGTTCAGGACGTTCATTAACTTCAAAACTCATAAATCCTTTAAGAATTATTTTATCACCCTTAATTAATGAGTCTCTAATTTCCTCGGCAAATGTATCAATAACAGATTCACAAGATGCTTTAGATAAACCTGTTTTTTGAGAAATATTTGTAATTAATTCATTTTTACCCATTTCTTTATTCACTCCATAATCTTATTTATAATTCAATTGGATAACACGCTTTGACACCAGTATCATTTAACACAACCACCATTTGACTTGCATTACCAAAAATTCTTTTAGAAACACAATAATCGTCACCGGTTCCAGAAAAACTTCCACTTCTAATGATTTTTACTCCATAAATATCATCATAGCTACATTTATGCATATGACCATAAAAAATAGCGGTTGGTTTATATCCAATCATCATAACTAACTTTGAAACGCCGGCCTGATTAAATGAATCCCAATCGCCATGAACAAGTAAATATTCATTACCTCTAATTGTGATTTTTCCAATAGTGTCATCATAATTTTCGTTATCTACAAAAGTAATATTTTCTATATGTTGCAACGCAGCTTTCATATACCACGGAATTAAATTATCAAGTCTATTTCCTCTTAAAACCTGGTCTTTATATGAAGTCCTGCTATGATTTCCCGCAACGCCATTTACAAATACATTTTTAAAATGTTTGCTTAATTCATAAATGAACGAAGAAAGAAGTTCAGCACACTTTTGTACTTGCGTTGTTAAATTTTCTCTATTCTCTAATTGTGTAGTGAAATGAATTTCACCATTTATTAAATCTCCTAAAAAACCAACGTATGCGTTTTCGGAGTTATGTAATTTTTGAATTTCAATAATCTTTTCAAGATATTCTGATAATCGTTGTGCAGCAATATCAGAATTATATTTTCCAAAATAATTATCATTTGATGAACCTAAATGAAAATCAGATATACAAATAAACAAATCATTGTCAGAATTATTTAACGGAGTAGGGTGCGGTGTTAAATAATTAAAAGCTCGTTCTTTTACTAATTTTTCTAAATATTCTAAATCATTTTCACAACGTGCTTGTTCTCTAAGTAATTTATTTAATCCTGTACGTTCATCATATAATTTTTGTTTTTCTTTTCGTATTTCTTGTTTTTCGGCTCTGATTTCTGCTAAATATGTATCATCGTCATTACTGATAGCTTTTTTTGACTTAAAATACTCTGATACGAAAGCACCTCCAAAAATCGTTTGAGTGGCTTTACGCAAGGTATCATAATGAATATCAAGTCCATACTTATCAATAATTTCTTGCCAATCCAAATCAATAACATGGTTGGCTTTTGCATAAGCATCAGATAAACATGATTCATATTGTTCCGGAGTCAAGCCATACTCTCGAATCTTTTCTTTTAAATCTTCAATCATATATTTACCTTTCTTGATACTAATTTTTATAGTATATCATCAAAGTTACAATCTTTTCCTACAATATGTGTAACAATATCATATTTCTTAGCTTCTTCGGAATACATATACCATTCTGTACGATATTTTTCTTCGTATGTTTTTGCATCTATTTTTGTGCGAGACAAAATATAATCTTTAGTATGCTGTTCCATTTGTCCAGTTTCAAATTCCATACGGTCTTTTAATTTACTCATAGAATCAAAAGCAAAAGAACTTCCGTCATGACACAGATATGTAGAACTTGGCATTCCGAATCTCTTTTCACCAGCTAAGAAAATTAAAAATCCCATAGAATAACACATGGCAAGATTAACTGTATAAACAGGAGTTTGACTTTGAATCATTGCATCAATAACTCCAAAACCATCGGTAACATTACCCCCAGGTGAGTTTAAATACAAAATAATAGGCTTTCTTTCTTCTCTTGGAATACCCTTATCCAATCTGTTATATCTTAAAATATGATATACTATACTATCAATAACTGCTTCATCAATTCCGCTGTTAATATATAAATGTCTTTCTTCTAAATCCTCAATTTGAAATTTATCTTCATAGCAATAATTGTAATTTTCTTTCATCATTTCTCTTTCCATAAAAAATCCTCCTATAGATGAATGACCATATCCTTAAATGAAGATATAACACGATATGTTTTGTCATTCTTTGAAATTGCTTCTTTTAATTTTTCTGATAATTTCTTTTTACTTTCAGATGAACCATGCACCAAAACTAATTTATTTGTTTTTAAAGAGCTACCATATTTAATCAAATCCTTATTATTTGCATGACTACTAAAAGTAGAAAGTGTAATACAATCTGCTCTATTTGCAATCTGCTCCTTATTGATGCTTATAAATTTATGTTCTCTGTAGTTTTTTATTCTATACGATAAATAAGATGGATTATCTCCGGCATAACCCGAAAATATAATCATACTATTTCTATCTTTTAAGTATTTCTTTATATAATTTACAATTCTTCCATTTGTACAAAAACCGGAAGAAGATATAATTATCTTTGACTGTTGGTTAGCAACCCATAATTGAGATTCTTCTTTTTCTGAAACAAATTTAACATTCTCCCAATTACATATTGAATTCCATAAAATTAAATCATCTTCTGATAGTAATGTAGAATATAGTTTACATATTTCACAACTTAATTTAGAATCTACTATAATTGGAATTGAAAAGTTTTCGTCATTCCCATAAATTCCATATAGTGTTGTCAACAATTCTTGCGTTCTACTAAAACTAAAACATGGGAGTATTACACTACCATGTCTTTCGATAACTGTATTTATAGCGGCTGTCAGATGCTCAATATCAAAATTTCTTGATTTTTTGGTTTCTCTTTTTGTGTCTCCGTATGTAGATTCCATTATTACAACATCATTAAACATTTCGGGAATTTCAGTGTTCTCTAAATAATGATTTTGTGTATTTAATGCGCCAATATCAGAAGTATAAAGAATTTTCCTCTTTTTATTATCTGAATTTAAAATCAATTGTAATTGTGCTGCTCCTAAACAATGTGAGTTTTTTAACCATTGAAAGCTTATACTATCATTTAATGTATATACATGATTGTAATTATCAAAAATTTCAATCATTTCCAAAGCTTTATATACATCCGATTCTTCATATAGTGGTTTATACTCTCTCTTATATTTACGAGATAATATTTTTGCTTCCTCTGTAACAATAAAACATGAATTAAGCAAAAGCGGTTTCATAACCATTGCTGTATTCTTTGTTGTAATTATTTTACCATTAAAACCCTCTTTTACAAGACGTGGGATTAATCCACAATGGTCTATGTGAGGATGTGCAACAAAAACAAAATCTATTTCTGAAGGTTTAAACTTAAATTTAGCTGAATTAATTTTATAAGAATCTAAATAACTATTACTCTGTGATTGATGTAAACCACACTCAAAAAGACATTGATAAATTCCAAATCGTACAAGGTATTGTGACCCTGTAACATCTTCTGCGGCTTTTCCAGTAAAATATATTCCGTCACTTTTCAATTTCTTTTTTGTCATAACACATTAATCCTTTAAAAATTTTCTTGCTATATTTACATACTTGTCCTCTATATAAATTTTTGTTTTTGAACCATAATATCCAACTGGATTATTATTATTGTCAATCATTCCATTATGAGAATTGCGAATAATTTTATTTTTTAAAAGTAAATCTATTTCTTTTCTTGTTATTGGTTTTATAATAAACACCAACCTTTTCTTTGTATTTTTTGGAGCTGATGGTGGGACTCGAACCCACAACCGACTGATTACAAGTCAGTTACTCTACCAATTGAGCTACATCAGCATATGGTGACGCTAGCCAGAATCGAACTGGCATTGCATCCTTGAAAGGGATGTGTCCTAGACCGTTTAGACGATAGCGCCATATGGCTCCTCCAGCTGGACTTGAACCAGCGACATCATGATTAACAGTCATGCGCTCTACCGGCTGAGCTATAGAGGAATATAGTGGCGGCTTGTGAGGGAATCGAACCCTCATCTTCGGAGAGACAATCCGATATACTTAGCCATTATACGAACAAGCCATTTTTGGTGGGCAGGGTAGGATTTGAACCTACGAAGCCGTAAGGCAACAGATTTACAGTCTGCCCGCTTTGAGCCGCTTGCATACCTACCCATATATAATAGCTGCTATATAGAAAACTGAAACCCTATCAATCCAATCAATTAGCAGTTTTAAATAATCATCGAAATGATTTAAACCATTATGTAAAAAATTTCTTTAAATTTTTTTGTTCATTTACTTGAAAAATGCACTTAATAAGAATTTAATTCTTCTGTAGAGCGTTCTGCTGATTGTATGAATGATATAGTTTGCATTATTGATTTATGGAATTATCGTTGGATTGCAGATAGTTGGTCGTAACATATGAATGTAGGATGGCATTACTATTAGTACCTTCAAAAAATATCTATCCACCAAATATTTGATAATCACTATTTATAAATAATATGTTTCTATTATATATTAAAAACATTATAAAATAATGTAGAATATTAGCTTATTCCGAACTGCACAGCGTTATACTTCATCTGTGCTTGAAGCGACTGAAATTAATATTCGTTCAGTTCTCTATATAGCAGCTATTACGGATATTAAGGAATCAGAAATCACTGGCATCTTTTATCTACAAAAGCAAGGTAAAGAAAATGATTGTATTTTTATATAAAAGTAATAAAGTGAAAATTTTAAATTTAAGATGCCAGTTCTATGTCTTTTTTTGTATAGAAGTTAATAGAAGGATGATTCCTATGAGCCGTAATTACGGATAATTATTATTTTAATTTTGCAACACAATCTTCAAGACTATCGCCAATTTCAAATTTACTTTCAAAATCAACCATAGTTTCAAGTTGCATTACATCTATAGTTGTTGAGGTTTCATCTAATTCTTTTCGGAGTTTGCTTGCAATAGCTTTTACCTTATTTCTATCAAAATCAATAGTTGTAACCTCTTTTATATCATAACAATATGTAACCTGATTTCCTTCTTCGTTGAATTTAACTGAACGACCAGAAAGGATATTTTCTTTTGGTTTGATATTTGCCATATTTAAAAGTCTCTGCAATAATTCACGCTTACGATTATTTATGGTTATCATACCGTCAAAATCTTTTTTGTCCTGGTGTTTTGCTTTATTAATAGCAGTTGTAAGATTTTCCATTTCAGCCTGTACAGTGCAAACGAAATCAATTAAATCGTTTATCGAAAAATCGCACTCCATACGTTTTGGCTTTGTAATAGTTTCATCTTCTGCTTCTGAATACACCTTTTTTCTCATGTGTTCCTGTGTAGAAACTGTAACATTATCTGAATAACCCAAAATTGATAAAGCTTCATCAAACAAAGATTTCAGATAATTTTGTAATTCAAAACTTTTCTTTAACGTAATCATCGACTAATTTCTCCTTTTAAACTAATTATTTTGTTTTACTTTTCTTTATTATTACGCACTAGGCATAACATCATAATGCCATGCCTAATACGCTCACACAAAGAAAAGAGAAAGATAAAGAAATGAGAATTAAAGGGATTTTTTCTTTTTATATTCCCTTCATATAGAAAAATTTGTGTTTTTTTGATGCCTTTTTAAACCCTCAAAGTAGGAGAGGTTAAAAGCGATAAATAAAATTTATCTCAAAATTGTGCTGTCCAAATTTATTTACTTTCATGCTCTTGTTTGTTTCTATAATATCGTTCAAGTTCTTTTTCTGCTTTATATTTTTTACGATACTTGATATAACAAGTCGGACACCTATTACTTTGGTGGTCTTTTGAATTTGTCTCATATACCAAACCACAATCAACGCAAACAATTGTTTTTGTTTCCTGGGGAGTATATCCGGCACAAGCTGAACAATATTTTTTTGTACCAGCTTTATTATTGCGGATTAAAATACCGCAATCTTGACAACGAATAAAATTTCCGTTTTCAGTAAATTTTAAATATTCATATCCAAGCTCTCTAAAGTCTGATATAAATAACACTTTTTCACTTTCATCATTTATAAATGTTACCCTGCTACTTAAATTATCATTTTTTTTAGGAAACTCTAGTAAGTTAATCTGATTAAGCATTCCAAAACGCTCATAACGATTTACTACACTACAAGAAATTCTAGCAAGACTAAAAATCTCTTTGGCATCAGTGTTTACCCAGCCTTGATTTTGCGGATTCTTTATATTGTTTAATTTGGCAAGACAAAGCATTGTAAAAGCAAGTCGTTCTAAAACCTTGTTGTGTATGTTTTGTATTGTTTCTAATTCTGCTTTTGTAATCCAAATACCATCTATTTCAAACAAAGTGAACTTTCCGGCATTAGCCGCTAATTTTTCTATATTTTCATCCCAACTTGATTTATTACTTGAATAGTGTGGGTAATACCTATTCATGTAATCTATAAGTAAATCTGTAATTTTCTTTTTTCTATATCCATAACAATGATAATAATATTTAGCCAGGACTGACAACGTAATAAATGGCTTATTATTAACTGTTTTACTTTTTAAACATTCTTCTGCATACTCTTTTTCATTTAATATAATCATACGTTGGCATCACCACCAATCTCCTTTTCGCACATAGTGAAATATTCTCCGCAATACTCAAAACTGTTTGGTTCGTTTTTGTCTGTTTTTTGAGGATAATATATTTTGTGATTATTATTCTTTAGTAAATTATCTAAAATTACATTGCCACATACATCCCACGCAAACTGTTTTGTTTTTTCCGCTTTATATGATATATCTAACACAATATCACATAATTCACGTTCATTAGTACAAACTTCTTCGCATTCACGTTTAAATCTGTCTACAAACATAGTTCGTTGTTGCCAACATTCAAATGCATCCATTTTTTCGGTACGTTTTCTTTGTTGAAACTTATCAATATTCCTTTGATAATCTTCATATATTTTGAGGACACTTTCGTAATTTCTTCTGCTGTACTCAACATGACTTTTAAGGATATTATAATCAAATTCCGGCTGTTCATATTTTTTTGAAAGATAACTATTGAATTCTTTTTCAAATATCCAACATATACGATTTACAACACACGTATTATATCCAACAGGTATAAATCTTTCATAATAATCTAAATAATTAATCATATCCTGTGTTTTTGGTTCGTAATTATATAAATCTTGAACGCTATGTATTCCATAAGAACTAAATCTCATTATTGCACCATAATCACTATTTTTCATATATGTATTATTTTTAGTTCTAAGAGCTGGATATACATATGTCATAAAATATGGTTTATTTGCTGCAACGATTTTTTGATTAAATTCTTTTTTCTTGATTTCTTCTGGAGTATCATCATCTTTAATCATATTATCTCTCATACTATACCAATATGCCGGCATTGGTTTTGCGATTATTCCCTTGGCTCTATCAATTGTGTTTTGCTGATATAACTGACCACACATGATTCTATAGGCAAGTGTTTCATACTCCTTTGAACCTGGTTCAAATCCTGCTTGAACTTCAATCATACTTGTAACATGATTGGTTACTGTGCCTATATCATCATTAAAAGCTAACTTATTAGCTTGAATAATATCTTCTTCATTAGCAATCTTCTTTTCAGCTTTTCGTTGCATACAAACGATGGTGGGGGAGTTAAGAGTTCTTTTTACAATAATTGGATTATCGGTGTCCATATTTGTATCTCCATCTTTGTCGGCACCATTCATTGCATCACAAGCTGTGTCCCATGCATTAAGTATAGCAGCAGTAGAAATATATTGATACCAATGTGATGTTTGCTCATTATTGCATAACTTCATTTTACGAATATTATTATGACAAGTCATTGGCGCACGAAAACAAGCTAATTCAGTAGAACCTTTATCAATCCAATATTTATGATATATTTCTCCAGCTTTTAATAATCCAGTAACTTCTAAACCAAACATACTTTGAGCCAAAGCATAAGGGTCTCCGGAAATCATTGCAAAGTTAGCGTTTACTTTTATTGCACCACGTTTTGCCATTTCTATTCGCTTTACAATCATATTCCAAATCTTCCGGCGAATAAATGGGTCGTTAATCATTCGTTTGTCAATCATCAATGCTCTTACACAATAATCAAAAGTATCATTAAACGCATTTTCATCATTTAAACCAAAGCCAGCTAAAAATACAAGACTTCTTCGATAATCCATTCCTAAAACACCTTTAATCTCATCTATTGTCGGATTACATAATTCTTGTAATTCTTCATCAGTAAAATTGTAGCTTTGTAAAAATTGATAATTTGTATATCTAACATTTTCTAATTCTTCTGGCGTGGTTTTTGGAGTCGAAAATTGATAATGGTTTTCTTGGCAATTTCTATAATAATCTTCCCAACTCTCATAACTATCCCAGAGTTTTAACATAGAAACTGTAAGAATGACTTCTGCATCTCTAATATCTCTTTTATCGCCCCATGCATCAATTATCTCAAAAGTTCCTGCAATTTTTTCTGCAAATTCTATGAAATCAAATGTGTAAATCATACCCTTAGTCCATGCATAACGTGTATTCATACCCGAAATAACTTTTGAGTCATCACCGGTTAAATATCCATTTACTTTCTTAGAGTAAGAGGGAAGCATAAGACCATATCCATCCGAATCATTATGCTCAATTTCAAAATCTTTTATTTTTGTCATTATAGGTTCGCCTTCGGCTTCATCATTTATCATAATGACATCATCTTTAAAAAATGTTATACAATCATTAACCACAATAATTCCTTTAGGTTCAGGGATAGGAGTAGAGCCAGAACAAATCAGAGCTTGATATGCTTCTAGTTTTGCCGGTACCACCGGAATATCTTTGTTTCGTCCGTTGTCTAATCTCTTTTTTAATTCGGGATATAATTGTTCATTAACATAAACAATTGTTGAATTTTTTATGCCACCATTCGTTCCTAGAAATCGTTTATACTTAATACCATTAATAGTAAAGCCTTTATTAGCTCTATCATAATCTGAATTACTATCCATAATAATGCAGACATAATCCTTTTGAAACTGAAGGTTATATAGATTTTCGTATAAAGCCTTTATAATCATTTTAGTTTCACGGCTCTTAGGTTTCTTTTTTTCATATTTAATTTTTTTCTTTATATCTTTAACTTTGCCATTTATATCAGAAATTCCATTAAGCTCATCTATAAATCTTAAAAGTTGACTATCATTTAAAGAAACAATATCTTCCGGATAATCACGCATAGCAACTTCTAATGGCAAAGATAGATTCCAATTTGCTTTCTTCAATCTTTTACTATGTAGTTTATATATAAACTTTAGATAGCTTTTTTGCTCCATTCGCATTGCCTTCCTATCATTTTATTTTTTATAGCTTCTCTAAAGTGATAATAATAATTATACTTTTTCTGCCTTGGTTTTAAATTATTTATTAAGCCAGACTTGAAAACAATTATCGTCCGGCAACCATTTTGTTCTTAAATTGTCATGTTCATATCTTAGCAACTCTGCTATGTGATAAATATAAAAACAATAATCACATTCTCCATGACGAATTGCAAATAAGATACTATTTATAAATTCTTTGTATTTTGTCCATTGTGTATCGCCCTGATATGTAAACTGATTATCTGAATAGCCATTAATAAGAATGGGAGAGGTTCTGCAACTCATTCTTTTCTCTTTTACTTGATGAGTTAGAGTTTTCATAATTCCAAAATATTCTTGCCATTCTTTATCAGTCATATCTTTATCTGGTTTCTTAGCGGTTAAGCTAATGGTTTGTAATTCTTCTAGTTTCAATTTGCATCCTTATCCTCCTTTTTAGTCTATTTGGCTTGCCATAATACACCTGATACCACGTGCCACTTCATCTTGCCAATTATAATCGCATTCTTCAATTTTCATATTAACAAAAATTTTTACATTAGAATGCCATTGACCGTTACTGTCTTTATAACGAGGTAATTCCTCGCTATGAATAATATTAAGTTCTTCTAAAATCTTTAAAGATTTTGTAATGTTGCGAACTGACATTCCAATACTGTCTGATATTCTACTTAATAAATTAGAATAGAATAGTGGCATATCAGGTTGGCGAATCATGCATAGTCTGATATGTGAAAGGAGAAGAAGAACGTGTGAATGATTCATCCGCCGCCCGCTCCGAACACTATCCTCTCTTGCTTGTAATATTCTTTGAAATTCATTATAATAAATAATACCAAAACAATCTTGTTGTTTAATATATTTCATTCCGGATTTCTTATTTTCAAAATATTGATTTTTTATAAATTGATATACCAACTCTTTATATTGGTATAGGATGCCGCCGGCATCTCGGCGGGTAGAAAATTTTGAATAGGCAACAAGTTCTTCGATGTTTTCGCCGCCCCATCCGGAAAACAGAATAGAAGAATAAGCAAGAACTCTTTTTTCATTAAGCTCACAATTATATATCAGGCTGCGAGGTATCATAACAAATTCCTGCATATTAATCCTCCTGGTTCTTTATAATTAAGTTTGGTTAAATTATAACACAATTAAAATGATTTGTCAATAGTTTTTCTGTATTATTTTTAAAAAGTCTCAAAAATCCGTATTTTGTCCTCAAATTGCATCTCCTTAAATATATATACATACTTATAAGTATGAGAGTCTTATATTCAATACAATATTTAATAAGAGTCTTATTATAAGTTAGAATATTATTATAATAAATATTGTATAATTTTCTGTATGAAAAAATCGAATCTACCTTTATAACCACAACAGAAAATCATTATAAATCTGTATGTATAAATTTTCGGAATATCAAATCCATATTGTTAGGCTATACATTTTCACTCCGATGTCGTTCAAATGTATAGCTCATTTGGTCTTACAAGAATGGTAGTCTAAAATATAAATTCCCAAAGTTTGAGACTTTTTATAAAATCGAAATAAATATTTTTATATCCAAATCCAGAGAAATATTTTTATCCGAAATTTTCTCCGAAGAAATTCCCAAAGTAGGAGAGTTAGCCATATCAGAACATACCTTTCGGAAATGTTCGGTATTTTTAGATAAATCCTCAAAGTAGGAGAGTTTAGTATTTTTACGAATTAATCTTCGGTAAAGTGTGGAAGTAGGAGAGTTTGCCAATCGAGATTGAAATTTTTTTGATGAGAGTGAAGTGTATCACATACCGGCTGGAGTGAAAAAAATCTACCTAAAATATATGTTTTTTATCCCCCTATTTTTAGTAATATTGCACAAATAAAGAACCATCAAAAAATATAAGTCTATAAAAGTACAAAAAACAGACTTTAAACATAAATATATTTAAAAAAATTCCTGGAGCATAAAAAAAATAAAAAAATTTCCCATCATAATATATAAATTGATTTTTTATTTTTTCGGTAAATATTTTCGGTATAATCAAAACCAAATAATTTTATAAATAACTTTTAATTTTCCTCCATATAATAACCAAATAACCAAAATAAAAAAATAAAATTCAGCTTTTAAAAATTCCGCTTATGTTCTTATTATATAAAATCAGTTTAACAAAATCCAGGCAATAAAAAAATCATTACATTATATATGTATAAAAAAATGTTGTGCTGCAATTCATCATATTATATAATATAAGTATATAAACAGATTATAAAAACAATTTCAGAACATAAACGCCGGCAAGATGGGAGCATAATATATAAGTTGCACAACTCAAATATTAAAATAACCGTTTGCAATAGTGCAATATCAACAAAAACACAAATATTTTAAAAATAATTCAAAAAAAGTATTGACAAGTTAAAAAGTGTGTGTTATACTGATTACAACATCAAACAAAACCGCTTTACAATAGCACATAAAAAAATTTAAAAAATAATTCAAAAAAAGTATTGACAAACTAAAAAAGATGTGCTATAATAAAGACAACAAAACAAAAACAAAACTTTTTTTCAGTCTT